GTTCAGTAGATGTTTCCAGTTCCGCACAGAATGCAAGTGGCGGTGGAACAGTGTCGTTATCTACCGGTGCTGTTACTACAACGGCAGTAAACGATTTGGTGCATGTTAGTGCTGCCACTAGGTTTGCGGAGGTTGGTTCAGGTAGTGCTACTTTTTCAGAGACCAATGGTTATACTAACATTGTTACCAACAATTCTATTGCCGGAGCACCAGTTTTAGCATATGCAAGTTGGTATGGAACCAAAGTGTCCATAGGTAGTATATCTGACACAATAACTTATGTGTCTACTACAACTACTAATGCTGTCTATGCTAGCATTGTGTGTCTAAAAGCGGCAGCGGCCTCTGGATTGTCAGAAGGAAGTGTGATAGCAGTTGGTTCTGCTGGACAACTAGAAGGATTAGCGGCTGGAACTAATGGTTATGTTTTAACATCCAACGGTCCACTTGCTATGCCATCTTACCAAACTCCCGTTCCTGTGTTTCCGGCAGAAACCGCAAACACAGTGCTTGCTGGTCCGGCCTCTGGTTCTGCGGCAGTTCCTACGTTTCGTGCGCTTGTTGCGGCTGACCTTCCTGTGGCTACTTCTAGTGGTTTCGGATCGGTTAAACCGGATAATACTAGTATTACCATTTCTGCTGGTGTTATCAGCGCAGTTAGTGGTGGTGGTGGTGGATTTGTATTGTCGTCTACATTGTCTTCGCCAGCATCTACAATAACAATTTCATCGATACCAAATACTGCTCATATTATTGAAATACAATTTAGTGGTCTTATGGTAAGCGGTGCATCGCTGTCTAATTTAAAACTGCAATTTAATGGAGACACAGGGTCAAATTATGGGTTTCAAGGAACTAAGGCATTGGTGGGTTCCTCTTTTAACCTAAACTCATCTGGTCAAACTGGTCTTTCAGTTATAGATAATTTAGGTTCCGTAGGAGGACCAGTGCCTATAGATGTAGCTACTGTTACCGTTCCAAATTATGCTGGAACAACACTTCCAAAAGGAGTTACATCTCTTGGTTTTGGTAGCCAAAGTAATGCTAATTCGTTTATGGCATCTGATATGAGTGGATATTGGAATTCTACGGCAGCGATAAATTCTATAACATTTTCTAATAATGCGTCAAATAACTTTGCTATAGGAACAAGTGTTACAGTTTTTGGTAGATAGTTTTAAGTTGTTCCTAAACAGCGGTGGTAACTTTACAATTGGTACCACTGCCGCGTTATATGGTATATCATAAACATAATGAGGCCAGCTAATGATTACTGAACGAACAATTGAGGCCGGGGATGAGGCACTTCTTACTATCAGTCTTGCAAGAGATGCGTACCACAAAGAAACCGGCCCTGAATTCTTTGTGGCACCGGAAACACAGTGTACCGTGTATAGCGATGAGGCCGGTCCTATTCTTTTCGCTAGAGTTTCCAAGGCACTCAGAATCGACATTCAGTTTGTTGATAATGGTGATCGGCGGCGAAACTTTCATGCAATGCTTGGTGGTTTTTCGGGGCTAGTCAACAAAGCCAAGGAGAGTGGATTTACGGAAATCATTTTCAACACTAAAAACGAATCCCTTAAGAATTTTTGCGTTAAAACGTTTGGTTTTGTGGAAAGTGGAAACGAGCTAAGGAAGCTGATTTAATATGAAGATATACAGAAAATTGGTGTTGCAATGGTCCGAAGAACTTGGACAATACATTAAAGTATATGAAGATTCGTATATTTATAATGGACCAATCGATCACGTTTGCGGGGCTACTGCTGCTCAAAATCAAATTCTTGGCCAACAGACCGGATTCGCTACGCAGGTTGCCGCCCAAGCTGGAAGTATTTTTGGTAAGGCTTCTGGTGTGTTCAGCGCATTGCAGTCCACGTTTTTGCCAACGATTTCTAAGGGTCCAAACCAAATGGGGTACTCTGCTGGCGAGTTGGCCGCCCGTCAGGCCGGAGTTATTACGACAGGCGCTCAAGCGGCTGCTAACGCTAAGTCTGCGATTGGAAACGCCAATGCGGCGCAGGGTGGTGGAAACACCGGTTTGACGGCTGGCGCAACTACGGTTGAGGGGGCTAACGCTGCTGCCGATATAGCGCAGAACACAGCAGCAGAGTTGAACAAGGTTCAGGCACAGGGATATGATGTTGGTCGGCAGGAGTATAACGAGGCTATTAAAGGGGAAGAAGGTTCCACCGAAGTCTTTAACCCCGCCACTAGTGCGGCAAATGCAGGAACAAGTGCGTTTGGTGAGGCTGCCAAGACGGCCAATGAAGTAGCACAAAATCAGAATTCTTGGGTTAACGCTGCGATTGGGGCACTTGGTAGTGTTGCTGGTGCGGCTACGGGTGGGATGCTTAAGATGCCCGGAAGAACGGGGGGCGGTGCTAGTTCTCCCAGTGGTGGTGATATAACCCCAATTGGCTCTGGAAACTACAGCCCCGATGATACTTCTGACTCAGAATAACGGTAATCAAGGATAAAAATGTCAAACATGATTCCAAATAGTGCTGACGCAAGCAACTCGCAAGATGTTCAGCAACAGAATCCTCCGGTGGACAACACAACCTCTTCTGTACAGCAACCCAATCAGGCTACGGTTGTTTCTCCACAGCAACCGCTATCTGCCCAGTCTTCGGTGCAGGGACCGGCCAACGTTGCCACCCCAGTTGCTCCACAGGGCGCTGGTGCTACAAGTACGGCTAAACAGCCCGGTACAGCACCCACGGGCGTGCCACCGGCCCTACAGGGCGCGGCGACACAGCATCCTTCTATTCAAAGGGCCGGTGTTCTTCGCTCGATAGCCGAGACGCTTGCTGGTGGTCCCCGATATAATTATACCATAGACCCCAACACAGGCGATATGACTAAAGAGCCAGTTCCTATGAAACGGGGTGATATTGCCCTTGCTATCGCTCTTGAGGCGGTGAGTGGTTCTCTTACAGGCATGGCTCAGCGTGGCCCCGGATCGGCATTTGTGGGCGGTGAGAAGGCTTTCCAGCAAGGGGAGCAACAAGTTGCAGAGAAGGATAAAACTGCCAAGGCTGAGGGTGAGGCCAATTATGCGCGTCACTATCAAGTACTCGAAACCAACTTGAGATTGTATAACAATGCTTTACAAGCCGGAAGAATGGGTGTAGAGCAGAACGAAACCTATGTTGGGCAGTTTACCGATGCTATTAAAAATATACAGGATAACGCTCCGCAGATTGTCAAGGGAGTGGTCACTGAGCAGGATATGGCAAAATATCACGTGACTAAGGATACAGCTATTCCATATAAAGTGGTTCCTCTTATTGATCCGACTACCGGCAAACAAGTTGAGCGCAATGGTGTGAAAATTTCACAGATGGAGTATCTTGTGGTTGATCCAAACTATAAGTCTACTTTATTCACACCCGATGAAATTAAGAAGGCTAGTGATTATGGTTTACCGTGGGCAAAAGCTCTTATGGCAGCCGGAAAAAATGGTCAACCGCCAGAGGATGTTGCCACAACGATTAGTTTCTATCTCAATTGTAAGGCGCAACTCGCGGCTATCGATCTTGGTCAAAATGATGTAAACCATTATTACGATTTGGTTAACAGTGGTGGTGGTGGTGGTGGTGGTGGGGCAAAGGCTCCAACTGCGACCCCAACTATTCCCAATGCTGGTGTTAGTTTGGGTATTCAGGACAAAGTTGATAAGTATGCCAAGCAATATGGTGTACCCAATGCTGTTGCTCGTGGTTTGATTATGAAAGAGTCAAATGGCAATCCACGAGCACAAGGAGAAAACACTCCTAGTGGGCAAGCGTTAGGATTAGGACAGCTTATGCCCGCTACTATAGCCAAGTATCATATAACTGACCCATTTAATGTAGATCAAAATTTGGGCGCTACGATGCAGAAGTTTAGAGAGTTACTAGATAGATATGATGGTGACCCTATAAAGGCTTATGCTGCGTATCAGTCCGGTGAGAACAAGGTTGATCCAAATGCCAGCATTCAAGATATTTTGAAGCATCTTGGACCCAAGGGACGTGGTGCGGTTAAAGAATATGCTAATATGATTGGTGTTGATCTCAATGCTCCTGCAAACGCAGAACAATACCCAGTTCCTAAGTTGTTGGATGCAATTAAGACAGACCCAATGATGGCAGATGCTTGGCAGAAGCTCACAAATCTACTCAATGCTACTGCCAATGCAAACAATGGTGTTGTGAGTTATCAACGAGCCTATGGAGAGTTAGCGGCAAAGAATCCTGCTGCTGCTCAAAGAATCCTAAAATTGTTAGGGGGTAGCGATGCTTTGCAAAGTGCCGATGAGGCTGAGGCTCAGAACGAGGCTCGCCGTAAGGCAGATGTAGAAATTGCGGCTGCTCAAGAAAAAGGTGAGAACAAGCAAATCAGTGACGAGCAATCTTCTGAAAACATGGAAACCATGCTTCGTGGCCCGGCTGACTTCAAGTTTACTCCTGACATGGCTAATCTTCCTCCTGACCAACTTGCGGCAAAGTTGCAGTCAATGGGGGTAACCGTACCTGAGAACTTTGATGCTTTATATAGAGTTATGAATTATCAAGTAGGGGATGCGGACTTTGCCAATAGGAAGTGGGCAAAGGGCGATCCTAATGCGATGCGTCGTGATGAAGCTATTCAATACGGAACAAGATACATCAACCCGAATTTTAGTGAGCTTGATTTCAACAATATCGTGACGAAAAGGAAAGACCTTGTTAGTGCGAACAGTCCTGATTATCAACAGATTCGTTCGTTTAATACCTTGTTGGATCACATTGGCGATGCGTTCACTCAGGTTAACGCGCTTAGAAATACTAATCTTCAATTCATCAATAAACCATTGAACAAGATGAAAGAAGAGGTAGGCAACCCTGCTGTAACCGAAACTATGGCAGCTATAGAGCCGGTTAAGAAAGAGTTTATGACCTTCTTGATTAACAGTCATGCCCTTACGGATCAGGATAGAAAATCCGGTGATGATTTAATGGATATGCACTTCTCTTTGTCTCAGCTTCAAGAGAATCTGAAGCGATTTGCTCTGACGGCTGCTGATAGAATGGGTGAGGTTAATGAGGGATGGAGAAGGTTGACCGGTAGTAATATACCCGGTCTGATTAGCCAAAGAGCGGCACGGACTTTGTTGGTATTCCCAGAAGTTGCCGGTAAACTCGCAGACATGGATGTTGGTGGGTCGTTCGTCGGCGCTTCAACGTATAAAGGAAATCCGGGAATAACAGTTTCGCAGTTTACTCAACCTCCGGCTCCAAATGCGGTTCACATGAATTTCAGTAATGGGGCTAGTGGGTGGCTTGCGCCGGATGGTACGGTGTACGATGAAATTTCTCGCAAGCCAGTTGCTAAATTTACCGGAACGTTGCAAAATGGAACTTATACCCCTATTAGTAGGTAAATAATGGCTGATGGTCAAAATAACATAAGTGCGACACCAACGGCACGATTTGGTAGTATGCCTTCACAGGCGATGGCACCGAATCAAGGCGTGATAGCTACGCCAACGGTTGCTTTTGGTGGGGGTGCTGGTGTTGACGGCGGTGAGGAAGATACTACCCATAATGCCGACATTATACCCGAGACAACGGAAGAAAAGAATGGGTTGTTAGGAGTAGGTGGTATGGCTAAAGAGGCCGTAAACTTTATTCCTAATGCACTATCTAATTTTGGTGCCTCTGCTATGAGAACTGTTACTGGCACTGCTGAGGGTATGCTTAAGCACCCCGCTGTTTATGGTCAGCCGCTAGCGGAAGCCATACCACAAGGTACTAGAGAGAACATAGCCAACGCCATTGAGTCTGGAACGCAGCGCGAAACAGAGCCAATGGGCGGACCAATGGCTAAGGTTTTTGGTTACGGTGGGGAAAGCCTTATGGAATTCCTTGCCGCCGAACCTGCATTTGCCAAGCTTGGCCTTGCCGAAAGATTGTCGGCTGTATCTAAGATTACAAAGATTCTTCAAGAATCTCCTCGTACTATGAACATTGCACGTATTGGGGCCGCTGTTTCAAAAGTTCTTGAGCGTGCCGGTGTAAGTTCAGTGCAAGCCGGTACAGTGGCCGGTTTACAGACATTTCTAAAGAGCGGCGGGGATTTCAAGCAAGCATGGAATGATGCATGGAAAACCGGGGCGGTTGCTCTCCCTCTTTCTACGGCAACTGAGGCTGCCAGTGAGGTTGGGGAGAACATGGGCGGGACTGCCACGAGATATGGCAGACTCAAACAAGCAGCAGGTAATGCGGCAACAAAAGAACAGGTTGCTACTGGTATTCAGGGTACTCTCAAAAGTGCTGAGCAGCAAATGCACGATGAGTACGAAGCAGGATTTCAAAATATTGCCGACCGTACACAAGGCCATACAATTCTTAGCACGCATACACCACTTGCCGAGGCAGCCGCAGAAGCTTTGCATGTTCCCGGTCCCGGTGTTAGCTCTCTTGAGGCGTCTTTAGATAAAAAGATAGGCGAAGGTCTCGATCCAAGGACTAGGGAATTGCTTACTGAGCTTTCTACTGGTGTAAGTGCAGATGATCAGAAAGCCTATGAAACGGCATTGAGAGCGGCGAGACACCCGGAACCTACACTTGGTGTTAATGGACAACCATTGACCGATGCTCAAGGCCGCCCTGTAACACACATGCCAGAGCAGCCGACTACACCTGTTCCGCATGAATTTACTGGTCAAGAGCTTGTACGGTTTCGTCAGAAGATTCGTAAGTTATCAGAAGAATTTGATTACGGAAACATTAATTCTCGTACCCTTCGTGGATTGATTAGTAGCTTTGGAGATAGAGTATCTCCGATGGACGAGACATTAGGCCAACTTGCCGGACAGTTTGGTGATAACCAACTTGTTAATGATTACAGACAGATGCGACAAACCTACATGGCTAAGCACGATGTATTCGAGAATAATAAGGTTATTGATGATTTGATGGCCGGTAAGGTCGATGATGCTGCGAAGGGATTTCTCACACTTACCCGTGAGGGCGTAGCTTCGCCAACTACAGGCCGGGCCATGAAGAACATTCGTGACTTGCGAACAATCATAGGGGATGATGGTGTTCATGCATTTGGTAGGCAAGTGTTCGGAACAGTTTTACGTGACAGCACAGAACCAAACGGTGCAATCAATCCTGATAGATTTTTCAATACGCTGCAAAGATTTGATTCACAGACAGCGGATCAATTGTTTGATTGGGCCGACGCAAGGAATGGATTAGAGGCATTGAAGAACGATGCCCAATCCACTGCGATTTTGCAGAAATTTACCCGTGCCGGTGTTTTGAGCGGTGTTGGCGCTCTTGGTGGTGCTTTCCCGCACGTTGGTCTTGGTACATTGGTGGGCATGGTTGCTGGTGAAGGCGGCGGTATGGGCGGCATTGCTAAAGGCCGCGTATTGTTAGACTGGATTGCTTTGCATCCTAAGACATGGGCTATGTGGGAACGTTTTGGTCGTGCGGCTACAAGTCCTACTGGAAAAGTAGTGGCTGGTGCCATGAGATATGGTGCCGGTAAAGTTGTTGAAGCTGTGCAGGGTGAACCAATGCCCGGCGAACAAAATCAATTGGAAGCTCAGCCTTCCCCTGAAAAGAAAGCAGCCGAACAAAAAGTTTATGGCGGTTTGGGATCGACATTGGGTGGTAAGTAATAATGTTTGTTTACCTACTGTACAATAAGATCAACGGTAAGTATTATGTTGGCAAGACGGTAAGCATAAACTTGAATCGTTATTTGAGTGTTAAACGTTGGGCGGCACGTCATAGAAAGAACTATCCTATGCCCATTGTTCGCGCTATGGCGAAATATGGTATAGATAACTTTTCAGTGGACATTCTTGCGGTACCTAATGGTCGAGAAGAACTTGGCAATCTTGAACGTATTTGGATTCTATTGCTAGATAGTAGGAATCCAAAATTAGGTTATAATGTATGGCCCGGCGGTGACATTGGACGACTTGGTATACCATGTTCAGAGGAAGCTAAAAAGAAAATTGGAGCGGCTAATAAAGGCCGCAAGCCTATGGGATATATACGAACTGAATTACATCGTCAACAACTTCGTGATAGAATGATGGGTAATAGACTTGGGACGAAGTTTACTTCGGAATCTGCTAGATTAGCTATTAAAAATGAAACACCAGAAAATAAAGCTAAACGTATAGCGGGAATCCAAAGGGCGTGGGACAGGAGGCGCGGTATAAATACCGTGGAATCAAATACTTAGACAAGATGATTACCTGAAAAGCCAACTTGTAGAGATTGGATGGAAATTAGGCAAGCCTTATGGTGGTTGGCGTGCGGCGGCAATGATAATGTCGTGCATTATGAACCGTGTTAGGCTTGGTTGGGGAACATTGCTCGAAGTATTGGACAGGCTTCCTAATTATGCAGCTACAATGGAAGTTCCGACTGGAACACCATCTATTTGGGAACCGGACTTTGTTAAATTGTTGCACGAAGTAGAGGGCATCTATGAAGGTACTCAAGACTATTCCAAGGGCGCTCTTTATTGGTGCGATACTCGAAATGTTGATACTACTTTCTTCAAAGAAAAGATTCTTGGAGACCACGACGCGCATCCACTCGTAGCTAATATGAATAGTCTTTGTTTTTTCCTGTAAGGGGGAGTTATGCTTACAATTGTACCCAAGGCATTAAATTGGCTCAAGAGCGTGTCATCTGAACCAGATGGTAACGGAAGCGCAAGTAGGATCATTGGTATTTCTATGACGTTTACTCTTATTGGTTTGATGATTGCCTTTTTTTGTTTTACGCATGGTTTACCATCTCCGGAGCAATTCTACGGAATGACTGCCCTTCTTGGTGCGGCGAGTTCTTCGTATGTATCCAATAAGCTTAGTAATATTGGCAAACCTCCCGGCGATAGTCAAGGAGATAAATAATGATTGTATTAGGACCAACTGCGGCTACGGTAATGGCGTATCTCGATGCTGCAAAATTTTGGGTAGCCATTTTTGGAGTTTTGGCTTTTGGTAGTAGAATTATAAATTGGTTCAAGGACATTCGATCAAAGGATTTGAAGGAGATTCACGAGGGTGTTGCTACTACACAGGTTGAGCTTGTAAAACAAACGGATGTATTGCAAAAAGGTTTTGAAAACATGTGCTCGTCGCACAGCCGGGATATTCAAGAGCTTCGCTCTGATTTTCGGGCATTTTTCAATCCATATCAGGCTGCCATGATTCCAGTACGTTCCGGGGCAAAGGGTCGTAAGGCGGCCAAATCCAGCCGACCGATTAAAAAGGGAACCAAGGCGCGTGGTAAAAATATCAAAAGGCGCTAACCAGCTTGACAATTAAAGGATTTTGTGTTACTGTATAAAAAGGATGGTGAAAAATAGAATTCATAACAAAAGTTTGTACTAAGTGTAAGATTCCAAAGCTGTTGGATGATTTTTACGTTCGCGCCAAGAACCGTGATATACGGCAGAGTTGGTGTAAAAGATGCACAAATAAGTACGCTGTTGCTTGGAGACTTGATCCTGAAAATAAGAAAAAGCAGTTCGAATATAATCATACTGCTTTAGCCTTAGCAAGTCGTTCGGATAGTGGGCGTAAGAGGTACGCCAAATTAAAACAAGTAGTATTTCAGCACTATGCTATAAATAATGTAATTCAGTGTTCTTGTTGTGGTGAAAAAATGCTTGGTTTTTTAACTATCGACCATGTTAACAATGATGGGGCGGTTCATCGAAAGACCGTGAAATCTGGAGTTGTTTTCTATTGTTGGTTGAAAAACAACGGGTTTCCAGCGGGATTTCAGATTCTTTGTTATAATTGTAATTGTGGTCGTGCCAAAAATCATGGCATTTGTCCACACAAAGACGGAGGAGTATGCATACCGGAAAAATGAGGAAGGCTTTACAGCCAACCAAAGAATCGTTGATTGAAGATTTGAAAGGTCTTATAACTATTACACCAAACGACACCACGATTACAAGAAATTTTTATAGGGCTAACGGGGCGTATACTGAGGGGGAATGGCAGAGATATTTTCCCACCTTTAAGGCATTCTTAGGGGCGGCAGGTCTACACAGTGCGAAGTCGTTGGGGGAAACTTCAACAAATAATGTCCCTCACGTTACCTTTGAGGATGTTCGCAGGGTGCTCAAAAGAGGCCCGATTTCCACAAAAGATTTAGCCGAGACTCTAGGAGCCTCTTCGGAACATATAGAAACCGTTATTTCCGATATGAGGGATCGTGGGTCATTGCTGTTGAAAACCGTCAATGGTTTGCATGACTTAGGCGACGGGGTTCTTTTGGAACCCGGAAAAGGGGAAGTTAAGGGAGACACGACGGGTTATTGGACTCACACGTTTGGTTTTACAACCGATAACCACTTGTGTAATCGACACTCTCGTCTTGATGTATTGAACGCGGCCTATGATGACTTTGATCGCCAAGGAATTTCCATTGTTTATAATGCTGGAAATTGGATTGATGGAGAGGCTAGGTTTAACAAAACAGAGCTATTGACCGCTCCGGGAATGGACCACCAAGTTGATTACGTAATCGATAACTGGCCGGTTCGTGCTGGAATCGCTACACATTATATTGCCGGGGATGACCACGAGGGTTGGTACCAGCAGAGAGAGGGCGTGGAAGTCGGGCGTTACCTTCAAATGAGAGCGGAAAGTGCGGGTCGCACTGATTTAAAATATCTTGGTTACGGTGAGGCAGATATTTGTCTATCCTTTGGTAGCGGCTCGTCTGTTATGCGCCTTGTCCATCCGGGAGGCGGATCAGCATACGCTGTTTCGTATACCGATCAGAAGCGCGTCGAATCGTATCAGGGCGGAGAAAAGCCGCAAATTGAGCTAGTGGGTCACTATCATAAGTTCAACTATGGTTACCCGCGTGAGGTTCATACTTTACAGGGTGGTTGTACTACCGACCAAAGTCTGTTCATGCGTAAGAGGCGTCTACAGGCCCATGTCGGCTACTCTATTGTTAGAATAAAACAAGACACTGTTGGGTCCGTATGCGGGTTCCAAGTTGAGTGGCATCCGTTCTTTGACCGTGGGTATTATGAAAAAAGGTTTGTATAACTGCCATATGGTAGGTTCCTTTTAGCACTGAGCGATGGTATTTGTTCAATAAAAATTTATCAAAACTGTCTACGAAATACGGGGGATGGCGTATGGTACTGAGTCTACCTACCGATGCGAAGGCTCGTAAAGAGCTTCCAATTGGTACAGGTGTTCTTGACTATTTCCCACTGGCACTGGCTGAGGTAGCACGGGTAAGTAAGGTCGGCAATGACCAGCACAACCCCGGAGAGCCATTACATTGGGACAGGTCTAAATCTACCGACGAATCGGACGCAATGGTTCGTCATTTTCTGGAACGGGACAAAAAAGATAGTGATGGAACATACCATGCAGCAAAGTTGGCATGGCGTGCTCTGGCCTATCTTCAAAAGTTGGTGGAAAGAGATAGGGCTAATGAAGGTAAAGATAATTCGCAATCCAAAGTCTCTGGATGATGCGGTGGATGAGGCAGTGAAGAAAGTATGTCGTGAAGGATCGGCTACTATGAGCGCGGAAGCCCATTGGCAACCATGCCTTTTTCCAGATGAGGGACCAGACGCGGTTGTATACGTCTCAGTTGAACGAGGCAAGTAATGTCAGTAGTGATTCCAAAATTCCGAAAAGACACGGTAAAGAACATTCTGTGGGAGCTTATTTATGGTCCTCCCAAGGAGAGCACAGGCGCTAAAGGTGTTTTTACTCACTTTACGCCAGAGGTAATTCCAAGTGTGTTCCCCAAAAGTGTTCTTACAAGTCTGTTTTCAAAAAAAGTTATCCCAAGTGTTTTCCCTAAGAAGGAGGAGGAAAATGACTGTCCCTGTGATAACGCCAAGTGAAATTGAAAAAGATGCCAAAGTTGCCGTGAGTTGGCTTAAGCAACATGAGCGCATCGTACTAACGGCGCTTGTGCTTTTGTTTGGTGCATGGATTGGGGGTAAGTGGATTAACGCCCGTGCTGCCAATGATGATGTACAGGCAAAGATTGCTTTGCAGCAATTGGACGAGCAGAAAGCCAAAGATACACAAGCTGCTGCTCAAGTTACGGCTCTGACGGCTCAGTATCAGCAGTTAGTAATTACAGTGTCGCAGGAGAACGCAGCTTTAACGGCACTCATTAAACAAAGGGACACAGCAACACAACAACAGCAAGTTACGGATCAGCATATGACGCCCCCGCAACTGGCAACTCGATGGGCCACATTGGTGACTGCTCAACCGACTGACATTACCGCAACTGCTAGCGGTATTGAGGTAACCAACACGGTTGCTTTGGATACGGTAGAACAGTTAGAGTTAGTCCCAACTCTTCAAATGGATTTGAAGAACGAGATTACAATGGTTGATTCCAAGCAGCAGGAAGTGGATTCAGCAAACGTGCTTAATAAGTCTTTGACCGACCAAGTTACCGGGCTAAAGTCCACTGTTGCCGCCGACGATGTGGCGTGCAAGGCAGAGGTAGCATCGGCTAAAGCAGGTGCAACTAAATCAAAATCAAAGTGGTTTAAGATAGGATTTGCGCTTGGCGCTGCAACCGTGTGGACCTTGGATCATGTGAAGTTTTGATTTGCAAGTAGGTAACAAGATGGCTCACTATAATGTTTCTTTGCCTCCTGAGTTAAATTCTATACTCAGGCACAGGTTGTTTACAGTGTAGCGGGTACTGCGCTTCCTAGTGCTGTTACAGCCGGTATGGGTGCTAGGGCTTTCGTTAGTGACGCACAGACAACGATATTTGGGGCTGCGTATGTGGGTGGTTATTCTGGTAAGGTTCCAGTTTATTCAGATGGAACAAATTGGTTAGTAGGCTAATAAAGACGTAGATATGGTGTGCAGAGGGAAAGTGGCAGAGAGCGCGTTGTATCTTGGAGAAATGAAACATGGCAAATTTTAATGTTCCGTTGCCTTTCGATCTTAATGAGATTTTACGCAGTAACTCAAAAGTTACTCTAAATCCTGATACACCAATCGCACCTAGCGGGTGTGTGAATATTTCGTGGCAAGTTGATGAGTTTGGAAACATTTCGGCATACACTACAACATTGCCTCTTAGGCAAGTTGAAGTTGTTCGTACAGGGCCGTATACAATTACAGACGATGATGTTTCGGCTGATTTTGCACTTATTCCGGTGACTTGGCCCCATCCATTTTCAGACTTGAACTATGCCGTTATATTCTCATGTATACACGATAATGATAGCCCGGTATTCGATGTGGCCGCTGCTGATATAAGCCTTAGTTCGATTACGCTTGATGGGTTTGTTGGCGGGATATATATTAATCCTAGTTCGGGTTCGGACCTTATAGGAAATACGATCCAAATTTCTGCTATGGGAATACATAATTAGGGGGGCCTTGTGCAGAGCCTTTTCAGACTTTTCTTTGCTCCTAATAGTTGGTAATTCTGGGTTTTGATGGCTCCGCAGTACCACGCGCTGATGCTGCTCTTGGTGTGCGCTGCTTTGGTACTTTTGATAAAAATATATCTTAAGGTAAGATAGATTATCGGTTGATCGTCTAAACGCCCAAAGGACGGCGGCCATGCGGCTGTTAATGTGGGTGCGGTGCTGGTCACAAGGGAGACCCGCAAGACCGACCAAACTCGAAAACAAGAAGGCCCGGCGCAAGCCGGGTCTCTTTTTGTGTCTACAGAAGGCTCTAGGAGGCGATTTAAGGCGTTGGAGAAGGTTTTGGGTAGGTTACACCATATGAATGCGGCAGTAAGGCGAACACGGCCACACTGGAAGCCCGGTGTTGGTACTTGTGGTACAGACCGTCACCGGATTAGCGAGTGCATGGACCTTGGCGGCGAATTCAATGCGAAAGTCATTCAAGGCATCCCAAACGTCTTGACCGACCCCAATAACCACTAAGTTACCATCTTTGTAATAGATAGCCGTCCCATTATCATCAATGGAAACGTTTACATTCATTGGTAGCAATACATCAACTTGCGCTGTTTGCATTTTTATCCTCTTTTGGGTGCGTTTCTAAAATCCAACTAAACATTACTGATTTGAAACCAAACTTCAATATTATCCATCCATTTGGATAGTAGGGATACTTTACATTTTCCCATTTCACAGTTATTCCTAAGCCTAATGCGTAATTCCATGTTGGCCCTATATGGCTATACAGTGTTAGATTTTTCATTTTTAAGAGTTTCATTTGACTCCTCTTTAGGCTTTTCCGGCATACACCGGTCTACTTTGCATTTCTGATGTGTCACAGAGCAATTCCATGTTCCGAGTGGCGATTCGCTGAACTTGTTTTCCCTAATGTCGTCATTGGCACGTTCACATGGCGGCTTGGTTGCCCGTTGACCGTGGCATTTGCATAGATAGAGAAACTTCGGCGCAGCGCGTTTCGCTATAAATTTAGCTTTATGCGTCTTTGCCTTTCTCGTTTGCTTCTGCCGGTTGCGTGCCTGTTGTCCGCGATTTGGCCTTGGTTTGTTTCCTAGTGTCTCATGTTCCGCTTGGTCGCTCATTTTTACGCCTCCATGCATATACAAGTTTTGTATGTTCAGGGCAATAGTCGCCCTCATTGAGCGTAGTTCTTTTGCACCGTACAGCAGGATAATCCGTAAACGCGCATTGGGCAGCCTTTGGTGTTGATTTCCATTCTAGTATATTTTTACCAGAAGGAACTTGGTATCGTAGACCACACCATTTGCACCACAACATAGTATCTCCCATTGGATAAACCGGTGGGGCGTAATGTAGATGAAATTTGTGCAACAGTTTCATCAATGATCGATATAGAAGATAGTACATTAGTTTTTCTCCGCTTTGGCCTCAATGGCCGCCTGTACGTCTGTTCTAAGTTTGGCTTCCCATTCAGGGTTTAGGTTATCCTTGATCTTCTCAATACCCTGACCCAATCTCTCCCCTTTGTAGCTGTACCACGAACCGCTCTTTTCGATTACACCAAGGTCTACTCCGACATTGACAAGATCAGCTATGCGGTCAATGCCGACTCCATAGATCAAGTTCACGATGGTTTCACGGAATGGAGTGGCTACTTTGTTCTTGGCAGCCTTAATTCTGAGTTTGTGTCCTATAATTTTATCTCCAACCTTGATGGTTCCCTCCGGTGCCCGGCGCACATCGAGCCTCACACTTGAATAGAATTTGAGCGCCCGGCCTCCGGTAGTTGTCTCAGGATTGCCGAACATAACACCGATCTTCTCACGAAGTTGGTTGATAAAGATTACCGTCACCCCGTTTACAGCGGCAATACCCACAAGCTTACGCATTGCTTGGGACATTAGCCGGGCTTGCAATCCCATGTGGCTATCACCCATTTCCCCGTCAAGCTCAGCCTGTGGTACAAGAGCAGCTACAGAGTCCACAACAATTAAGGTTACAGCCCGAGACTCGATAAGAGCGGCTACAGTCTCCAAGGCTTGCTCACCGTTGTCCGGTTGTGAGACCCATAGATTGTCAACGTCTACCCCAAGCTGGTGCGCGTAATTCGGATCGAGAGCGTGCTCAGCGTCTACAAAAGCGCACAGGCCGCCATTCTTTTGTTCCGCCCCGATGATTTCTAATGTCACGGTCGTTTTACCGGCGGATTCAGGGCCATAGACTTCGATTACACGGCCTCGCGGCACACCACCTATACCAAATACCTCATTGTCTAACGAAATAATACCCGTGGCAATGTGGGGCATTTTGACACCCACACGGCTGCCAAGGCGAATAAGAGAGTGAGTCGTATTGAACTGCTTGTCCAATGCCAATTCGACTGCCTTAAGCGCAGCGACCTTATCCTTTGGGACAGAGGAAACTTTAGCGACAACTTCATTGACGGCAGTTTGGGCAGCTTGCACCCGTCCAACTATTTCAGTTAAATCTTGTAGCGATGTTTTAGCCATTTTGTTTCCTGTGATTTTTTGTGTTGTCGTTACAAAACTCAGCAAGTTCCATTAGACATGAATGGTCGAATAATGAATAGGGAATTGGAGCAAAACAATATTGTCTCCATGGGGCATACCATTTGATTTCCCCAAGATATAAATTTGCACAATATACTGACCAAATTTTTGTTTTTCTGGACGGTGATGTTGCTACATTGCGAAAACTTAACATGTGTTAAACCTCAAACCCTTTGATAACACTTTGTTCGACAGTCGTATAGTATATAATCTTATACCCAAATGCGCCATAAGCGAGAATGCTACTTTGGTGAACAGCAAAAACTTCTCCCCCTTGATTTTCAATGCCCTGTAATGCGGCTCGTAGGTCATTAGAATGTTCTCCACATTCCACTACGTGCCACGTTTTCTTTGCTTCATATTTCATTGCCATTTGTCACTCCTGTACCCTTTGCCGCTTCAACTTGCTTCTTCCACTCCGCAAGGGTTGCCATGAATTTAAGGAAGTTCTTTACGAACTTCGTACCACGAACTTGTAGCAGCCCGGCCTTACCGTGCTTTGCGAACAGTTCATCCAAGGATTGTGTCAGCTCACCGTGTGCCCGAAAGAACGTGAACCAGCACATTTCACAGTTGCGGTGACGCGGTTCCGCACCGGGGACAAACTTGTGCTGACAGCGCGGAATGCGGTTAAATTGAAGCGTGACGTGCAACTTGCGATCCTTTTTGAACTCACCACGGGTGATTTCGACTTCTTCATCTTCGCCTTTTTCGTTCTTGATTTGTTTGAAGTAGCGCAAGCCGTACCGGTCAGGTTTACCCTCGGGATGTTTCTTAATAATCTCCCCGGTCTTTTCCTCTATCAGAGTATACCCGTTTGCCGCGATTGCCTCCGCTCCCGTCTCCGTTTTGATCTCCGCCGGTATGAGTGTAATTGTTTCTACGTCGCTCACGTTCCTTCTCCCTTTTCTTAGATTGTTCTTCCAGATGCCTAGCCTCTTGAGCTTTGAACTGAGGAAAATTCAGTCCATACTTTTGTCGTAACGCGCCTAATGTTGCAGGAAATAGTTCCCTGCCGTCTACTTCATCCAAGTATTGCCGGAATACGTTCTGAAAGATTCCGTTTGGATCAATCTCTTCCAGACTGACTCTTATCACCCGCTTTACGAACATATCGCCTCTCTTTGATATATTTTTTTCTGAAAGTCATAAAATACCGAATCACCGGACTGACACCACGTTTCAAAAACATCTTGCCAAGGCGCTGTTCAATGTAATTGCGTTCGTTCTGGTTGAGACTTGGCGGCTCATTTTCCAAGAGGTAAGTATCAACAAAGCGTCTATACTCATCGTCACTCAGTTCCCCTTTCACGATTTTATCCACGTCACAGAAGAAGTCCACCGGACTTGGACTGGCAAGATTCTTTGTGGTCTTACTTTTACCAAGATGACCGAGAGAATCCCTCAGCCCACGTGATTTCAATCGCTGGTACTGGCCTTCAATCGACTCCGGTAATGCAAATGGATCACCAAATATATCTACAAAAGCTCTACGGTTCTCTGCGAATCGGCTGCTGTTCGTCCGCTTGCGCGGGCGCGGGCGATATTTCCCCATGATAGCCCTCTATCGTTATTTTACCCTGACGGAAGGCTTCTACCATCTTCCGTCGCTTCTTTGTATCCACTCGGCCCGGCAGTGTATAAAGTTCCTTTCCAAAAGCCCCCGTTACCGGTGGAGTTGTTAAATAGCGTGCAGCATTGCCGAATCGTATTGGATCATCGTCAAATGCTGTTAGTGCTCGGTTACATCGCCAGCAAAGCACTCCTCGAATTTTTCCAGATTTGTGGTCGTGATCGAGAGAAAGGCGTAAATAATGGCCTTTGCGCCCGCAAATAGCACACACGCTATGTTGGAATTGAAGCACGAAATTGAACATTTCAAAAGTAAAACCAGTGAAGTTCCGCCGCATCCGTACATCAATTTCGTGCGCTTTTTTCAATCCTTCGGTCAGGTTCATTAGCGAAGCCTTGTGCGAATATTCATGTGAGCAAGTATATCTTTTACCTGTACTCGGGTTATAATATCAAGTCGTGAAAAGTTAGTAAGTAATACTTGTAATAACGTTGCCACATGGGTTGGACAAAGATCAAATACATAATCCCATGTATCTATGTTAGTGCCGTTGAATCTGGTGTGACTAAACAATGAAAATTGACGTGTGTCACGTAGATTGCATTCTACTACATCACAAACTGTTTCTGTAATTTCTGCCATTACTCCTCCTAGCTTTTCCACCAATCTTCAGTAAAGCATCCCATATCCAATATGACTAATTTCCCGTGCTTGTCAAGACCATAGTTGTCGTATTTACTGGCCCCTAGATCAATGTCGGCTTTCTTACCGTTGCAAATAACCTGCCGGAACAATTTGTTCAATCGGTTCATTTCATTATCATACTTGTGAGCTTTACTCACTTGGTACTTTGGCATGAAGATAAAGCCCGATGGTTCGTCATACGCAAACCTACTCGGTATATGTCGTCTAGCTTCTACCGCTGCCGGATGCTTTGATGTGTGAACTATCTTCCATCCCTTTGCCTCATCGCTTGCATGACACAGCCCATCGCCATCCTTGGGAACTTTGACCACTACATCGCTTCCCACGATCTCAAATACTTCCCGAAATACGCCATCATCAAGGCGTTTCAAAGTAAAGCCGCATTTCACCAGAAGATCAGTTATTGTCTCTGCATCTTCTTTTTTAATAATCTTCAAAATGCGGGAAAAACTCAACCGCTGTCCCATTATATTTCTATTGCTCCTGCGTCTCCATCCGTACTTATTGCAGCCCCGGTACCATTAGCCGTCCGTTCTTGGACTTGTTGGGCGAATGTATCTCTAGTTACCTCAGACCGCGATGCTTCTGATGCCATGACGTTTTCAACGTTATAGGTTCGGAACGTGCTACGTGCCCCATCAACAATGAGCCACATCCTGCCGCCACTGGAATACCTCGATAATCCGACAGAGATAAGTGCTTTGTCAGAGAATGATTCTGAAATTGTTGTGCCCTCAGCCTTGGCTACCTCGTCAATTTTGTTGCTGCCTATGCGGTCGCGGTGAAGGGCAATGTTGCAGTCGCAGTCTTTGGCTACTTGTGACGACCCATCATTGTTGCTGCTGGTCGCAATATTGCCTGTTAACACGCGGTGCGGTTGCAGGATGCGAATGATTTGTACACCGTAATCCTTGGCGAACTGAGCAAGCACCTTACTGAATGACGATATGCGTTCAGTCCTGTTTTGTTTTCCGTTAGATGTGATAGTGTCAATAAAGAGTTGTAGGTTGTCAATGACGATCCACTTGACGCCGTAGCGTCGAATCACGTCTCGGATAAGTTGGTATATGTCTTGCTCCGTCTTGTAACGTGGTGAACAAAAGTATAGTTCGCCGGGCGATTCAGCCGCCATCTGCTGTACCTGTGGAATCTTAGTGAGAAATTCGTCTAATAAGGCTTGTGCTTCCTCCGGGTTCTTAGGTATATTGTCTGCAATTTGGCCTCTGTAGCAAATCCACTTACGGGCCAGCTTGAGGCGTGTCATTTCACCACATATAAATATACCATCTTCCCCGTAGGTAGTCACCATGTGGTCAAGAAGATTCAAGGCGAGCGTTGTTTTGCCCATCTTTTCCTCAGCGATAATGTCGATCACGTCGCCTGAGTCGAACGTTACCAGTTTGTTCAGGTCACAGAATTGGGATTTGTACTTGCCCTCTACGCTATGATTCCCGTTGAACTCATCAAGCAGAGCTTGTAGAGCATTTCTGGCGCTACTTACGCCCTCTACGTCGAATTGTAGGGCGTTTTGTTTCAGTCTCTCGAACTCCTCAGCCGTTCCACCGCCGACTGTGAACCATTCGTTCAAATCTTTGCCCCTACGAGTCTCGCCAAACTCTGTGGTTACCTCGAAGTCAGGTAAATCGATTTTCCAACACTTATCAATGCCGATACGCTTGGCGATTTCTTGGGCGGCATTCTGCCCGGCCTTGTCTTTGTCGTAGCAGATATAAATTTTTTCAAGACCAAGCTCATCTAGTTGGGTGATCCAGTCGGCCTTTTTGAAATTGGCACCGGGGACACCGCAGATGTTTGTAACACCTTTATCCAGCGCGGCAATCGTGTTCGCCTCGCCTTCAACAAATACGACACTCTGTAGCCCCTCTTTCAAAATCTCTCCATTATAAAGCGGAGCATCCCATCCAGTTGGGCTAGAGAAGCCTTTTGGCACAGCACCCGGACGAGTAGTATCAGGCAGCGTGCGATAATGCACAAAAACACAAGAGCCATTAACAAGATACGGATATACTAGCGCCCGAACATTTCCTGCTTCTTTGAAATATCGTTGCGGTATAAGGCCCAACTTGCGTTCTTTAATGATATTTACTGAAAAACCACGATTATTAACAAGATAATCCATTGCTTTTGTGTCACTAAGAAGCAACTGATGTGCTTCTTCAATATCTGGCAATGATTCTCGTTTTATTGTGTCTCCTGCCCAATCGCGCCTAGATTCTATGCCGGGTATATTTATTCCTAAAAACTCCTTAATGTTTACAAGACGACCTGACTTTCCACATTTTTGGCAGATATGTAGGCCATCGCGGTTCCGGCGTTCGCTATCATTGCCGTGAATCTCAATGTAGAAGTGCCCATAGCCGCCTTTACCGCAGTATGGGCATTCCTCAAGCTCGATGTTTGGCGCTGTTCCTTCCTTCCAGTTCCAACCACGAGACTGGATGAACTGGAAGGAAGGACTTCCTTCAAAACCTTCCGGGATATTCATTTATATACCTACTATAACACAGAATGGGTTATTTTGTCAAGTTGTAAATCGATTTAATTTGGTGGGGTAGGTAATGGTTGCCAATGTGTTACCTCAGAGTCTTTAAGCATATGCGAATAGTCGAAATACCATGTAAATCCATTTTCAGACCAATCACCAAAGGCAACAGCTTGACGAGGGGAATAGTTTCGTTTCAAATATACTAGAACCCTATCTGTACCGCCGTCCTGAAAACCGCTCATTTCCGGTAGACGGTCTTTTACATTAATCCACCCATTGTTATCCATTAATTAATTAATTAACCTCATTGGTTGTGGCAGTTTAGATAAATCGCCCGATGAGTATGCTTGCCACACTTCGGTGTCCAACTGGCGTACCGACTTACCTTGAGCAACGGCTTCTGCTATAAATATATCTTCTAGTCGTTTATAGGTCTTGCCCTTCGGTGGGGTAGATTTTGGGACGCCCGACACATTCATTAAGCGCAGGTACTTAAGAACGTGAGTGTCAAGCGGAACTACTTTAAGATCAGGGTCTATGTAGAGCATAAGCATTCGAGCAGTCTTGGGACCGATGCCGGGTATGCTTTCTAGTCTCTCCACAGAAAGGTCTTTTTCCACATCGAGTTTGGTAACCTCGCGGAATGCACGCTCGATGCGCGTATATTGACCAAACTTAAACAATCGCAATGTAGCCATGAATCCTGAACAATCAATATTGTGTGCAACGATTTGAAAAGGTGTCTCGTTGGAAAATCGATACCAATCTAAAAAACCATCAAGTTTTTCGGCAGTTTTATTAGCCGGTTTGTTGGCGACACAGATTCCAAAGAGTACCCAACGCTCTTTGTTGGCGCGTCCCTTTATAACTTCGCACTCGACATTTGGAATGGTTGACTCTCTCATCCCGGCACCGGCAGTCCAAAAGATAAATATATTACGAACAGAAACAAGAAGATAATGACAGTGATGAGGGCGCATGTTTCATACGGAAATTTTTCCATCTTCAACCTCTCGGCTCACAAAATACTTATCTGGTGAAGTACAGGTACAATCAGATTCCGACGCACCGTGAGCGGTGGGACAACATGCGTTGGGATCAGATATTTGATTGCAGTAATGTATGCAGCCCAATTGCTTAAACCATCCCTCTAGGATTCCCTTTGTAGCCGCATAGGACAACCACAAGGTACGAAGGCCAACACAAACTTTATACTGTCTCATTTTAGCTGTCTGCTTTCAAGAAGGCATTGGAGACCACTTTGAGTTGTAGACGCCCGATGCCGCGCATATGGCGATACGGGGAATGTGTCTTGATAACTACACCCTCGCGTAAATGGTTAGCCCCCACCACACTTGATTGACCGTCTACCATCTTTTGTATTGTTTCCCGGTCGTAGGGTCCAACATAGAGAACAGGAACAATGTAATCTTGTGGAATCCTAATGCCGTTCCAATCAAGATGGTGAACCCATTCGTTTTTGTTAGAGTCCCACACATCGAATACGAAGAACTTTGTTTCGTCTTTTTTGCAGCCGTAATTGAACTTTCCTTGTGTCGGAACAGACTCGCCATAGAGTGCCATACCGGGGTGTGCGAAACACCACTTACTAATCCATTCGTGCTGTCTTATGACTTTATTCCATACATCGGAACCACCAGCACGTTTCCATTGATAGTGTGAACCAATATATAGTTTTTCATCAATGGCGACGAATCGGCTATTGCTTCCATGAATCTTTTCCGTCACAAAGACTGGCTCATACTCCGTGAAAGCATGTGGATAATTTTTTAGCGACTCTACATCGTAGGTCGGAATTGTGAAGTTTACTATGATAGCTTGCTCACAACCACGCTTGTTGAAGGTGATGTGGCTCCAAATGAACCTGAACCAACCCTTGAGAGTCCTTGGATAACGAATTTTGCGCTTTGGTGCGGCCCCACAGTCGGCTTTGGTTTCTTCTCCATCGCTTTCCGGGACATAGTGCGTGATGCCTAACAGGTCTGATACATCGTCACCTACTTTATATATATGGTCGTTAATTCCAATTCCGTCTCCATTGTATACCGGAAAGGAAACTACATCGGCAAGGGGCATAAGTAGACCTTCGGACCACTCTTTGCGGAATCTTCGGACGGTGATACGGCGTTTCTTTATTGGAACGGGTACCGGACCCAAATCTTTCCATATAATGTTAGGATCACTCGGCATAGGATCAGCGCCAAGGGAATCTAAATATGGTTGCCAAATGAAGCGAAATGGCTCAGTTTGTGGAACCACACTATCGGGTTGGATGTAAACGCTTAAATCGCCAACCTTGAACTCGCCCTTACGCACTACAACCTGATATTCCCCTATTGGAATAATTTCCAGATTGACCGTCTCAGGGTCAGGGTGCGGCAGAATCGTTTCAATCTTCACAATGTTAGCTTGATGGTTGGCTTTATTCGGCTCCATAGTTCCCCCTATAGCGTAAACTTAATGATGGTTCCCGGTGGAAGTTTCTCACCAGTTTTCATGGCAAAATCTGTGTCATATACAAATTGAGCTTTACTACCACAGGAATGGATAAATGTTGTATTAAGTAGTGTGTTAATAACTAGAAACGCATCTTCATGTAATCTAATAATCGTCTCAAAATCTGTTTTTTCTTCATTCAATGGTACGCGCATTCCCTCACCTACATTCAAACTGTATGGCGCTGCATTTTCCAGTGTGATTGGTATTTCAAGGGTGATTTCCATTGTTCCTCCTATTTTCTCTTGGATGCTATCGCCTCTGTAATCTTCCTACTTGCTTGGCCTTTTGTCAAGTTCGGCGGAATGACTACAGTTCCGGCTTTGATGCCTTTCTTATAAAATTTTCTCAAAAGTTCCATTTGTTCATCGGTTGCTGGATCATCATGCCATTTTTCTTTGCGGCGAATGATCTTTAACACTTCTGGTATTGCCTTGAAGATCAAATCATCGGCGGCCATAAACATTGCCTCGATGGTGTCCCGTTCTCCGTGATATACTTTACCTTTTATTGTACCATGAAGTTCCCATTTGTCAAGTAGATTCTGTTCAATCTCCAAATAATCTTTGTTAGGTAACAGGAGAACGTAAGAACCCGTGGGCGATACAAACCAGCTAAGCTCACTGTTCTGTTCCACATCGGGAGCAAAGTGGTACTCGAACAAGTTGATTGCTTTGATGTGTGTTTGTAGCTCGGTAATATCCGCAAGCGTACTAAAATCGATGTTGGGATGTTCTTTTTGTGCCTCTTCCAGCTTCTTAATTGATTCTACAATCCCGTTGCCGTGAAGGTCCAACACCGCGCTCATGCCCATCAACGTTGGGAGCGTCACCAGTGTATTACGCTTGGCATTATCTACAACGTCAAGAACAAGACAATCTCGCTTGTACGGATGCTCTGGTTCCTCTATAATGTTATTGAGATTGCCACAACCATCTTCTAGTCGTGTGCCGCGTCCTATGGTCTGAATAAATTTCACCGGGGACTTAGTTGGGCACGCAAGAACGATGCAGGACACCCGCCAGTCATCATAGCCCTCGATCAGCACACCACAATTGAACAGTACGGTAATGTCGCCCCGTTTATGGCGCTCTAATTTTTTAGCTCGGTCAGGATCATCACCCCAAATAGCCTCGGCTTTTACGCTGTGTTGCTGGAACATGGCCGCAAGATTCTTGGCATGTTCTATACTCACCGTAAACCCTATGGTCTGCCGATTTTCCCCATATTTAAGCCATGCATCTAAAACTGTCTGGTTGCGTTCGGGGGTGTCAACAGTGTTTGCCAGTTCTCTTTGGTCATAATCACCGGCTACAATCTTAATACCATCTAAGGAAGCAGTTGTACTAACTTTATATCCACGAAGTTCAACTAGCCAACCATCTTCAATGGCTTTCCGTAGCGGATAGTGATAGGTTATCTTCTTGTAAACCTTCGCTAAAGGTTGCCCGTCGCCCCTTCGACCAGTTGCCGTGACCCCTAAAAGCAGTCGTTTATTGTCGTCCGCTAAGACTCCAATCGCCTCAAGGATATTTGTATAGCTAGGGGCTGTAGAATGATGAGCCTCATCGACCACAATCTTGTCAAATTGCGACCAGTCGTAGGATTCCAGCCTCTTGGTACCCTTACGCCCTAACGTCGCCACAGAAGCCACTACAATGTCAGCGTTGGCCGGGTCTGCGTGATGCTCTGCTTTCTCTTTGTCTACTCGGAGGGATGGGTTGGTTAGCCTTAGTTTCTCAATGTTCTGGTCGATCAACTCTTCTCGGTGGGCCAACACCAACATTTTACCGGGAAGCAACGGCTTTAAATGTTCATAAAGCTTTGCAAATACAATAGTTTTGCCAGTACCGGTAGCCATTTCGACAAGTTGTTTAAACACACCAGCCTTGACACCGGAGTATACGGCATCTTTTGCCTCTGTTTGATATGGACGATCCTCAAACATTCTGGTATACCCAATCAGCAAATAAAAGCAACTCTTCTTTACTAGCGTTTTGCTTCATCGCGTTTGCTTTATACGATATTACCATAACGTTATCCGACATGTATCCTAATTTTGAATCAATACGGTCAAGACTAGGAGAATTTGGACCTTGCTTTCCTTTTCCAACAAATAAAGGTATACCAAGGACCGGGCAAACTTTTGGTATAAAAATATCACCACTCGTTAGAGAAAATGAAACGCCAATTTTTTTTTGCCCTACGTTTAGCCCATATAAGCATTTTTTGTGCTGGATTGTTGGCATCTCGTATACGACGTGTTTCATTTATCCGGTTGCTGTGTGCTCGTCTGTATTGCCTGTCATACAGCAATCTTTGTTTTCGATTCTTTTTTCTCCACAATTTATTGAGTTTTTTGTAACAGTTCTTGCAAATTGAGCGCCTCGCAGTGCTCCCGGTATACTTGTAAAATTGTGAAAATTTCTTAGATTTTTGCACCTAGTGCATGTTTTTATTTTGGTATCCATTTTCCAATCCGTGTGAATTTTACTACCAAATTAGTTTCCAGTAAAGACAAAACTTCAATTTTCAGGCTCCCATCGTGAGTACCTCTGTGGCAACTCCAACAGAGTGTGAGTAAGTTGTTTAGTTCATCTGCACCGCCATGACTTCTATAGATCACATGGTGCGGATGCAGCCCATTTGAATCCCCACAGTGTCGGCAACGATACCCATCCCGTTTAAAACATGCTGTAGATAGCTCAGTCGGCAATCCTAACTGCCTCTTCAAAGTCATGGTGTAATTGTTCCGTATTTTGTGCTGCTAACATACCATCACCGAAGCCCTTGAGATAGGAAACCTCTGTAGCTAAACGGCCAGTATTGGGTTCAAGTTGGGTGCAGCGATCATCTTCAAGGTTCACCATGCCAAAGTCCTTTTGGTAAGTAATTGGCAGCACCTTTCCAATGTACTTGAGGCACCACTTTTTAATTTCATAGTACGCTATTTTTACCTCTTCCGAACGACGAGCGAACTGTTCCGAAGATAGTATTGGATCAGGCGGTGCTACGCGAGCCGTAAAAATACGGACTTCCTGACCTAACCTAAGACGTTCCTTAAGTCGGGCAATTGTAGTCGGAATTGGTTCTCCAATATGATGCGGACCCTTCCATCCATCATAGGTTGCAAGGGTTCCATCTAGGTCAAATCCGTACCATGGATTCATTAGCGCCTCTTCTTTTTCTTTGCCTTTTTGACGCCAGCTTTGTTAAGCATGATCGCAATGGCTTGCCTTTTTGGCTTGCCAGCGGCCCGCTCGACCTTGTAGTTGTGGCTCATTACGCCACGCGACTTACCTTTAAGTAACGGCATTTGTTCCTCCTGTCCACTATGCCATTTTCTTTTTCGCAACAGCAGCGGAAACTTTTTTTCCCTTTGGTGCAAAACACTCAATTGCTTTTGCTTTTGTCACTTTTCCAACCCATCGATAAGTAATTGGAGCAGTGCTCATTAAAACCCCTACACGGCCAAAATCATCGCGTACAGCTGCAGGTACACGTGGAATTACATCGGTCAAATCTGGTTCAACTTCAAGGACAGCCATACGGATATTATTTGCATCGACTAGGTTTCCAAGAAGATGATAACCCAATGGTTCAATTTTTCTTTTCGGCATTTCTGCCCTCCAAATATCCGGCAGTATTGGCCCAAATGATTACCGAAGCAATCAATCCTATATTCAGGATCATGCTTCCATAGACAGGCACCACCAACAACGCCATGAAGGGAACAAACGCACCGCCTAGTTTCCATAACAATATATTAAGCTGGTGTCTCATTTGTCCCTACTTGCTAAACTTGTAGACGTGACTCCCGACAATAATCCATGCCAGCGTTTTAGCTATACGGGCAGGATCATAGACCGATGGGCTATCAACCGAATAGAACAAAAAGCCAAAGCCCCCTTTGTTGTTGTGAACATCGGGTCCATTATAAATGAACCCGGTATGTTTGGCAATAAAGGTTTTGATGAAATTTTTAAACAGTCGCTTCATTTTTCTCCTCCGGGTCCGGTAACGTTTCAAACTTTTCAAGTGTCAGTGTTTCGTCAGCGTTGATGATAATTGCCATGATTTCAAGAGCAGCCCCATCACTCGGTAGCTCTGCATTGCCCTCTTCGTCTTTGGGCTTCGTGCCCATGAGTAGCTTCACTTTTTCAAGCGCCGGGCGAAGATTATTTTCATACCCAATGCGCTTAAGTGTGAACGTTATATGCATCAAATCGTTCTCGCCAATCAAACCTTTAAGTGTTCGGACGTGACGGCGCAAGTCGTCTATTGAAATGGTTTCACCGGCCTGAATAAACTTCAAGATGAAGTCCTTGATGGCGTACTTGTCACCGTTCTCCGGATTGATCCATTCGCCCTTGGGGTCCAGCGATGTGATCTCCCTCATGCGCGTAGTACCCAAGGGTTCATACTTGCATTTCGGTATCTTAAGTTCTTTGGTAACTTCAAAGATGCGCACAAGATACCGTGCCCGGCTCTCCTTGAATTTCAAACTGCGAATATAATCTCTAAAGGTATTGAACTCAGGCTGGTACAGCTTGCCGTCTTTTACTTTAAAAAATTGTTCGCCAATATCGAACAGATTTTGAGTTGCAGCGTTAATCAGGGATTCAAGTTTCTTTCGGGCCGCTGCTGACTCACCGGCTACAGCCTCGCCTACCAAAACAATTTCGTCCATTATTTCTTCCTCGATAACTTTTTTTCTACTAATTCTTCAAAAGTTTCAAAATGATGCACTCGTGGTCGATAGTGGAAAACATTTTCCTTTGGACCTACTACCCAAATAGTTTTGTCAGCCCGCAGTGCATAACCAAACTCAACGTGTCGCCCACCGCGCTTCCATCTTTGCAATGGGTTTTCACTAAAGAAGATCACCACATGAGCAGCATCAACGTCCATAAGGTCTTTACAGGCTGTCATAGTATAGAATATATCTGTCTCTTCTCCCATGTTGCTGCTTGGACTAGTTGGCTCATCGAGCCAGTTTGAGGTAACCTTTACATTGTGGTCACGTTGTAAAATCTCACGATAAGCCTTCATTTCCTCTTTACGGTCATACCGCGCTGCCAAATAAACTTTTAGCATCTATTCCAACTCCTCGTCTACTTCTGTACTCGTGGTGAATGGCTGCGCCAGTTGGTTTTTAAACTGTTCTTTGACAACTTTCCAGACTGCTGTTTTATACTTTTTTCGGTCAAGAAGGGCAAAACAAATGTTTGCCAATTCTGGCGCTTTTCCGATCACGATTTCAGCAAACTCTTTACGAGTTCGTGCTACGTACCCTGTGTCTAAATACAGATGATACGCTTTGGCGTAAGTTGTATTGAATGCTTCTGTCAGCCGGGTTACCCAACCTTGAATCCAATTCGTCACTGGTCCCGTTACTGTTGTGGTCCACTCTTTGATCTGTTCGTATCTCTCATCCTCAAGGGCCGCTAGAATAGCCTTGGGAGTAGCATTGTGAACGATTGCTTGCATAGCTAAAAAATTCTCATGCTTGACCTTGAGTTTAAGTGGTGACTCGCCGGTTCTCGTCCATGTCAAAACATAGCCTTCATGGTTGATTCGATCTTCTGTACAAACCTCTTCCACAGTTTTTCCATAAATATCTACAAGCTCCATGCCGTTGCGCTTGGCCCAAAAATAGCACGTGTTGTAGTCAGCCTCTTCCCCGGTTTCGTTGTTAACCAATCCAATCAACACGAGCTTACCGGGACAACCATAGTGGATAATGTGGTGCTGTATCTGTTCGTTGATAATCTCAAAAAGTGGTGTGTATCCTACGGGCCATTTTGCATATTTATATTGGCTCAAGTAATGAAGAGTTGCCCATACCGCATGGTCAGAATGAAATGATCCTTTGGTAGCAATGCCTGTATAATTATCGCCAATTTTTGTTGGCTCTTTTCCATTCTCTATCTTCCAATAAAATGTCTCTGGAAAATGATATAATATGCCAAGACTACCATCGATTTTTTCTGTAACAATGGGTAGTGTTTTTGGCATATTGGCAAGATGCGTCTCAGGTCGATAACTTGTCTGGAAATTGAAAAACTTCTCAAATGGACGTGCAATGATTTTTTGATTCGGCCCAACAATCAGACCACGGCACTTAGTGGTCACATCGTCCCACTTGTTTTCTAAAATTGTTGCACGGGTGTATGTGAATTGACGGAGAGGTAGTGTCTTGTGGTGATTCACTGTCACCAGGCCGTCTTTAATGTGCCGTTCCAGTTTGGCAATATCCAGATAAGAATATAGGTGCAAAGCTCCCCCTAGTCTAACAAAAAGGAACCGTGGGTATGTCCTGATCGCTACGGTTCCTACGATCCCGGAGGCTGCGCCATAAACCCATGCTTACCACAGCCGCTACACATGGGAAAAAGCGCCGGTCTTTCCCGGCAGTCATTGGCCCAACTGTTACACCGGCATTTCTACAATGGCGATTCCACTACAGGTTTTTGGTGCCATGAGTTCCCTAAGTATTAGGTCAGCCGTTAAGGGATGCGCCAACGCAACCCATCACTTCCGTTAGATTTCAATGGGTGCGCTTGAATCTTCCCCACCCACTTGATCGTTTATAGCCGTTTCAGTTTGTGCTACCGGGTCCACTACATCACCATCGTCCGCGCTCTCAGCGAAACCAACAAATTGCTGATAGACTTCACCGAACTTTTCGATTGATTCTGGTGACAACAGGGTGAAGTCACTGAATACCGGCACATAGGTAAGCAGATTGCCTTTTTGCTGTTTCTTCGTTGTGACCTTGAAGCTCACATCGTAGATGTTTGGGTTCAGACCCTTAGCCTTCATCATGACAAACTTGCGTGATAGGTTAGCCATGCCTCCCTCGAACGCTGTCTTAGCCGTACTGCGGAGATACCATTGCAGCGGTAGTTGGTACTGTGTATCAAGGAAGAGTCCACGATAGAACAGGTCACAAGGTGGAATATCCTCGCGCTCATGTGTCTGCCGGTACTTGGACCAGTCACCCTTGGGGCAACTAGCGCATTTCAGTGCCCCCGGAACACGAACGCCCTCATCCGGGCCGCTCAGTTCCTTACCATTCCGATCACGGATCACCAAGGAACAAGCGCACATAAGGTTCTCAGGAGTCCGGTTTAGCTCTCCCGGCTTGCCGAAGTAGTAGGCTCGACGCTCAACAGGCATACTCAGAAGAACCATTTCCAATTCATCGTACTGGTCACCGGTCTGAGAGATACGAAGCTTGCCCTTGATTGCACCTTCGGCTTGACTGTTTGGTTGAACAATTGTTAATGTTGATGGCCGAAGTTTGAAAATCCTCGCGCCGAAGTCAATACCACGGCCCCCTTCTTGAACGGTAGCCAGCGCGGTATCCCCACTCGGGATTGTAAGAGCAGTGCTCATGTTTCTCCTTGCTTCCACAGGCTAGGCACTGAGTACCTGCCTTTTTCCACTATACAGCATTACTATAACACATTTCAGGTCGGTTGTCAAGTTAAGAATTACCAATTTCGGATGCAGCAGCACATCCAACCAAGCGGCCATATTTCATACAACTTGTAGAAAGCTATAATGTTTATCCACAACCATGCAGGTACCCATTTACGCTTTCTAGCCACGATTCTTAAATCCTCTGTGCGTACCCATCGTTCCTGCATTTTTTCTACTCCCTATGGAACACGAATAAAACCAATAGAATTACCATAATAAGGAACGGAAACGCAATGCAGATGGCAATCCCGACTAGGGACGCAATGATTAACAGGACCACATATAATACCTGTGCAGCCAGATTACCTAAGAAGTTCCAGAGCATGAACATTTGTTCCTCCATTTGTTATGGTTAAAGCATAGAAGAAGTTACATAATCTCGCGGGACCACGTGAAAATGCTCATATCTTCTGTGGAACCAACAGTGTGCAAAATTTGCATGACATGCGTTATTTCCTACACAAAAACTTTTAATTGGATGCCCAGCATTTCGTATAGTATACTCAATGACACAACACAACGGTATTTCTGATTCAATTCCAAAAAAGAAATTAAAAAGGCACCTAGTGACACGACGCTTTTTGGCCCATCGAGCCAAGCGACCCGGATCACATCGCCCAACTTGCTCGTGCATGTAACTCATTTCAATAGGCTCAACAGACTGGATGCAGCAGCATGTTGTGATACTTTTTTAGCCGCCTGAGCATTCTGATATATTGTTATACAAGTTTGACAACCTTTGCCGTCATTACAGGTTGGTCGCCTGACGCCCCGATACCGGTCAGCACCTTTGCATTTGATCTTTAAATCCTCTTTGGCCTTTGCCTTGGCTTCTGCTTTCTTGGCAGCCTTTTCTTCTTTAGCTTTTTGCTTATCGGCTGCTGTAGCGGCCTTCTTAGCTTGCTTCTTGGCCTCACGCCGCAGGGTCGTATAGGCGTCCATGCGTTTCTCAATGGCTTCCACACTATTCTTAAGAGCCAGCGCCTCTAGGAAGGCGTTAAGGTCGGCCTTAAACGTCCCCTCTTCACAGTGCCACGGGTCAAATTCGGCATCCTCTTTGCCAAGACGGATTACCCATCGATCTGTAATCATCGATGGTGTCTCGATATAACTATTGATTGGTGATCCGTTTACAGCCGCAAGGTAATCAGATAATGATTCTTCGTTATAGGCCGCTGTATACGCCGCCCCTTGGAGGATGTACTCAATATAAAGATAGTTTGATGATTTCCAATCGACATTCGAGAATCGATCTTTGAACTTTACCGGGCAACACGCAGGATCATCGCACGAATCAACCAGTGCAAAGCCGTCAGCCGTTCCAGCATACTTATGCTTGCGGCTATAAATCTTCCGTTCGGCACTGAGCCAACGGACATTGTGTTTCCGCATCCAGTCTAACGCGGCATAGCAGCAATTCTTAACTCGGTCATCAAATGGGAAATTTGAAAGAATTTCTTGTGTGATTTCAGAGTCCGGGCCGTTTGCAAGGATAGATTTGATGTACCGTTCTACCCATGAATGAGCAAAGCTTCCAAGCTCAGCGGCCTCTTCCAACTTTTCTTTATGGGCCGTCTTAGCATCGAGTACCAAATGCTCAAAGTCGGCAAAATCTATAGAAGGAACAATTATACCACCATCGACTAATTCTTTCCCCAAGCCAACCGTTACAGCTTGGGTTGGGATATTGGCTAACAATTTAGCAGCCATCATCTTGCAGCCCCACGGGATTAGCTGCTTACTCTTGTCGATAATATGGCAGACAGACGTTACACCCTGTTGTGGCTCAAGCTCACCATTCGGGCGCACAAGAAAATAGGTGTGACTCTTCGGCTCATATTGGAGCGTGACAGTACCGCCATAAAACTTATATTCCTCTGAGAGTCCAGAGAATCGGTCAACAAATTGGTCAAGGTCGTTCATTTACAACTCCACGGGTGTATTGTAGTTTGCCATACGAGGCGGTAATTTTTGTACATCTGTCAATGGCACCCACACATTCCAACGCTTGCCTTTGACTTTATGATACGCCGCAACAGGACTGATCACAAACCGTTTGCCAACCTTTTTAACTAGCGTTCCTATATGCCAACCCTGTTCGGTAAAATACCGAACTAGCTCTCCCACTTGCGGAATTTCAGGCGGAATTTCAACAACTTTTTTCTTTTTCATGGCTCAATGCCGCATTTCAGGTTAGCGAGAATTTCATTCACATCTTTAGTGTACTCAAAAGGATCGCATATCCCAATTGCAATGTCCCTTAGAATATTTTCGTTTAGGTACTCAACTTGAATTAAACCGGCACAGTTAACCTCTGGTCCCATATGTTTATATATAGTTGTTACAATGTGTCGAATCGTATTCTTTGTACTTGCAAAATCATCTACAATTACATATTGACTGCATGATTTTACACCTTCAAAGGACAGTCCCGAATGAGAATCGTCACAATCCTTGCGGACAAGAATCATACCTTTGTGCAGTCGCATGGCCAGCGGCGGCCCAAGAAAAGCCCCTGACATGCCTTGGAACGCAATGGCGTCGAACTTATGGAGACACATCCGTAATGCCCGTTCGGCTAAATCCAACCTTTGCTGTAAACTTTCAGCAGTCAAATATGGGCGCATATGACTGCTTGTGTTCAGGTCTTCCCATTTGTCTATAATTATAGGAGGAAACTCAAACTCTGTTTGCACCGGTTTCATCTCTGGGGGCATTTCCCAATAGCGTACACGCACAGTGCTGTCCGGTGTCGGGGTAGGTGACATAAATGGTATAAAACCAAACGGTGATTCCGCATTAGCTATCAACGAATAATCATGGCCGAGTGTCGGCACTGCGATATTTTCTGGCATGACATGTTTCCACTGTGCTAATTATAACATAGCACATTTTCGTTCATTTGTCAAATTGCTACCGAACTACCTTGGTTCGCGTCAGCACGGTTGTTTTCACAAGGCGATATTTCCCTGCTGGATTGGTTTTCTTGGCTTCTTTGAGCGCCTTGCGCCCTTCTTTTCGGGTAATGTATTTGTCCGCTTGGAGTACACTTGGAGACCATGCCCCTTTTCCTCTAAATTGATGCTCAATTGAGTACCATTGATCCATGACTACACTCTTCATTGTTAATCCTCCTGTCAAAATACGGACTTCCAACGGGCTTTTTTCACCGTGTCGGCATTGTCTGTATAAAAAAATAGCACGGGAACTACGATCAGCAAACCTAATACAATGCCCATTGCGATACAGTTCCAGCGGATGACTTTCAGCATGTTACCGTGTGTTCCAATCGCCGGGTGATAATAGTACGGGCCATATAAAAACCCGGCCAGCAATAGACCAATCGGAGAACAAACCAGCAACCACAACAACACCCATAAAAACATATTATACCTCTGCTGCAAAGCGTATGAGATCATTTTTGTTCAGCGCCCTATATCTATCAGACTCATCAACCTCCGCATACACAGGAACATCATAGAACGCAGCAGTACCGCCGGGATAAAGATTCCGGTCAAATAACTGTAAGGCCGCATCTATCGGCCCACGGGCAATAACCACAACGCCTCCAGGCCAACCTTCTTTGCCTATATCAAAATTACTACTCTTGTTGGCATCACGGTGAAATGACACAAATATTTGATGCATTGGCTGGTTTATCTCAAGTCCAATTTTTTCGACTAGACCTTCGAGCATTTCAGTCAACTCTTGTTCACTCATTTCTGCGATTGATGCAAGCGTCGTGTTGAGCATTTGTCTACCTCATGTGCCGATTGGCGAATCTATCCAGCGCCTTGCGGCCTTTCAAATGACAACTAAGTACCAAATCAGTTGCCGCATCATACTTACATATAAGCACGGGCGCACCTTGATTGTCAAGGAACACAACCCGTGCTGGTTGGTGCCCGCAAGCCGCCAGAAGGAAGCACGAAGCTAATATAATTTTAGCTAGACTTGGCTTCATCAGACAGTTCCTCTTCCTCTTCAATATCCACACGGTCGGCCATAATCATGCCAATAAGTGACCCTACGGCAATGATAGCAGCGAACGGTGAAAATGTGCTAATCGCGGCAATAGCCGACGCCCCAAAGAGTGAACCAAGAATATTCTGGATCACATGATTGCGGACACGTATTCTGTGACGCCGCTTCTTTGGTGTGTTTACACCTGTGTCAATAACGGTAACGGACATTCGGTTCCCTCCAATTTGTTCCGGTCTGTAATAATGACTCGATCTTCGTTCGGTCGGTCACAGTCACCCATCTTCCAGTACCTAAAGTTAATCCCTTGGGCCTCCCACTTATAAACCAACGGTCTATAAATGTTCCGTACATGGAATCGGGTGTTGAAATTTTGGTAACGAACATTATAGCAAATACGCTTTATCAACACATCGAAACTTTTTTCTACGTGTAGGCCAACATTTACAGCCGCGATGCCCCATCTGCTAAGATCGTCAGCCATACCCTCGGTCAGAAAAACTCCGTTAGTATATAAAATTTTATAAGCATCCAGTGCTGCCACACAGATGCGCTTGACTCGCTCAGGAAAAAGCAAAGGCTCCCCGCCGCTGATGCACACGTTGGGATACTTCTTCCAATCAATATCGGCAAAGGCAATCGGTTTAATCTGATTGCGGAACCGTGGAATCTCATTGCAGCAATAGCTACACTTGAGATTACATTTCCAATCCACGAGAGCACATATGGTGTCGATCATAGTGTTGCCTTTGCTGGTTTAACGGCTTTGGTTGTCGCCCACTTCGCAACACGGACAGCCCATCGATAGATTGGTCGCACAATCCGAATGCATTTCGGGTTACTGCAAGACGGCAACTCATTGGTCGCCTTCTCACCACAGTTCAAACACAACGGGCGCAACTTTTTTCCTTCCCAATTGTTCAACCGACTATGCGCCAATTTCATCGTAATGTTAAGCCCTGATTCCCGCTGCTCCATCTCAAACCTCATCTCCTTCGATTATATGATTGATGATGCCACTGCGCCGGTCTAGTTCCACTGCCCGCTCAAAGTCTACATCGTCAATAGTACCATAGGTGCAGCATGAATCCTCTTGGTCATAATCGTTCCAAGCCTCCCATCCGATAACTTCACCATCTTCCGCGCATTCATTATAAACCTCAAGACCACCAATGTTGTAGTAGTCTGGTTTGATTTTGATATTGTTCGCCAGTTGGAACAAGTCATACTCGGCTAAGACTTTTAATATAAGTTTAGCCTGTACGAACCCTTCTACTGGAACAAAAAACCGCTTACCGGGGACTTGAGGAATCCACCACACACGAAGTTTCATCTTTTTTCTCCCAAAATTTTTGTAATATCCTCTACTGTGCTGAGAATGGTGTCAAATTTCCAATTACTGTCTGGTTCTGGTGATTCTAATATAAAGTACATTTCATCAGTAACACTGGAACACTTTACTCGAACTGTCCAATACCAAATCTCCGCTGCCGCTATGATGGGTTTAATGGCGTTAAATGAGGGTGCTTTAAAAAACACAATAAATGCATGTTTACCGTGTCCGCAACACGATTCAAATGTCTTGATGCCGGGCAGAGCATTCATGGCATCACATAAAGGGATGCATTCGGGGTCCATCTTGCCAATGTATTTCATAGCTTTGTCTCCCCGGCTACATGCAGCGCCCTATAAATCGATTTAGCCGCTTCGTCATCTGTTGCTTCCAAATAGTAGCCGGTGCTAGCAATTGACTTGTGCCCTAGCCATTGCCTAACGAATTGAATACCCGACGTATTGATCGCACTCATTGCAATCGAATGCTTAAGCGCGTGTGGGAACAATTTCGTCTCGTTTATCCCGGCTTTCTTTCCGGCTCTGCGAATGAGGTTATAGACTCCAAAGCGGGTTATGGGAAACAACCGATCTCCGGGGTTTAGCTTGAGTACCAACTCATTTAGCTCTACAACCTCATTAAATAACGGTTGGTCCGGATCACCGGCCAGCGGTTGCGATGTTTTACGAGACCCTTTGAGTCGTTGTACTGTCAAATAGTCTCCCTGTATATTTTTAGTGGTAAGCCCGATCAACTCCGAGACCCTGAGACCGTGAAGAAACGCAACCTTGAGCATCAACTTATGGCGTGGATTATCCACCGCTGCCAATAGTCGTTGTAGCTCGTCAATGGTTAAATATTTCACGATCAAGTATATCCTCAATTAAGGTAGCATTAGCGATAAATTGTTGCACCTTTTTTAGCTTTGATCTTAAGATTTGTATTGCAACCTCTTGCGTCCACAGACGTAGCTGCGTCCGCCTTGAGTTCCGTCAAAGCTGTGCAACCGCTTGCGTCCACATACGTAGCTGCGCCCGCCTTGAGTTCCGTCAAAGCTGTGCAACCCCTTGCGTCCACTGTTTTAGCTGCGTCCGCCTTGAGTTCCGTCAAAGCTGTGCAACCCCTTGCGTCCACATACGTAGCTGCGCCCGCCTTGAGTTCCGTCAAAGCTGTGCAACCGCTTGCGTCCACCGCCTTAGCTGCGTCCGCCTTGAGTTCCGTCAAAGCTGTGCAACCGCTTGCGTCCACCGTCTTAGCTGCGTCCGCCTTGAGTTCCGTCAAAGCTGTGCAACCCCTTGCGTCCACCGTTTTAGCTGCGTCCGCCTTGAGTTCCGTCAAAGCTGTGCAACCCCTTGCGTCCACCG